CAATCACCTAACGGTGTTGAAAAGAGAACTACCTACATGGATGCTATTTTAGCTGACATGCAGATGAAGGAGTTTAATCAAGAAGCAATGCAAACTTTCAACATAGACACTAGACAGAGCCAAATGAAAGAACTTCCAGAATCAGAGGAAGAGTTAGGCATACACATGCAGTTATCGTACAAGCAGAACGTTGAACTTGCTGAAGAACAAGCTTTAAACGTATTATTTAGAGGTAGTAATTATGAGCTTATAAAAAAGAGATTTTACCACGATTTAACAGTTTTAGGTATTGGTGCTGTTAAAACGTCGTTCAACACTTCGGAAGGAGCTATAGTAGATTACGTGGACCCAGCAAACTTGGTTTACTCTTACACTGACTCTCCTTATTTTGAAGATATATATTACGTTGGAGAGGTAAAGACTATACCGGTAAATGAACTAGCGAAGCAATTCCCTCATTTATCAGGAGAAGATCTAGAGGATATAATGAAAAACAAATCCACTAATAGATCTAACTACAACTCAAGACATAATTACGATAAAGAAGATAATAATACCATCCAAATTTTATACTTTAATTACAAGACCTATATGAACGAGGTTTACAAAGTTAAAGAAACAGCTACGGGTGGTAATAAAATTATACCAAGAGATGATCAGTATAATCCACCTGAAGATAAAGAAGGTGGTTACGGCAGGATGCTAAGATCTATAGAGTGCCTTTATGAAGGCGCTATGATACTTGGCACTAGTAAAATGCTTAAGTGGGAGATGGCTAAGAACATGATGAGGCCTAAGAGTGATTACACTAAAGTTAAAATGAATTACTCGATAGTCGCGCCAAGGATGTACGATGGTAGAATTGACTCTTTAGTAAAACGAATAACCTCGTTTGCTGATATGATTCAGCTTACTCATTTAAAGATACAGCAAGTTTTATCTAGAATGGTTCCAGATGGTGTTTATCTTGATGCTGATGGTTTGGCGGAAATTGATTTAGGAAATGGTACAAGCTATAATCCACAAGAAGCCCTGAACATGTTCTTTCAAACAGGATCTGTTATAGGAAGAAGTTTTACTTCTGAGGGTGATATGAATCCAGGCAAGGTTCCTATACAAGAAATAACAAGTGGTAGTGGCGGTGGTAAAATGCAAGCTCTTATCGGTAACTACAATTACTACATGCAGATGATAAGAGATGTCACCGGTCTTAACGAAGCTAGAGATGGTAGCACGCCTGATAAGAATGCATTAGTTGGCGTTCAAAAGCTAGCAGCAGCAAACTCTAACACAGCCACTAGACATATTCTACAAGCTGGTTTATTTTTAACAGCTGATACAGCGGAGTGTTTGTCTCTAAGGATATCTGATATAATAGAATATTCTCCAACAAAAGATGCTTTCATACAGGCTATTGGAGCACATAACGTTGCAACACTTGAGGAGATGTCTGAGTTACATCTTTATGATTTTGGTATATTTATTGAGCTACAACCAGACGAAGAAGAAAAATCCATGCTTGAAAATAACATCCAAATGGCTCTCCAACAAAAAAGCATTGAACTAGAAGATGCTATTGACCTTAGGGAGATAAGGAATATAAAGCTAGCAAATTCGCTTCTTAAAATACGTAGGAAAAAGAAAGAGCAAAAAGATAGGCAGTTACAGATGGAGAACATAAAAGCACAGTCAGACTCTAACACTAAAGCCGCTCAAGCGTCTGCTCAAATGGATATGCAGAAAGATCAGGCTATGACAAAAACTAAGATGGAGTTAGAGCAAATGAAGTCTCAATTAGATACTCAGAAAATGCAGCAAGAAGCTGCTTTGAAGAAAGAGCTAATGGCTCTAGAGTTTCAATACAACATGCAGTTGAAGAGCGCTGAGGTTGAAGGTACTAAGGGTAAAGAAAAAGAAAAAGAAGATCGTAAAGACGAAAGAACAAAAATTCAAGCAACTCAACAAAGCGAGATGATTGAGCAAAGAAATGGTGGTAAACCACCTAAAAACTTTGAGTCCGCAGGTAATGATACTATGGGTGGCGGATTCGATTTAGGTAGTTTTGACCCTAGCTAGAATTATTAATTATTATTATATTATATTATGGAAGGAAAAGAAAAGATGGCGGAGGAGACTCCAAACGAGCCTAAAGGCGATGTTACAAAAGTAAAAGCAAACATGAAAAAACCAGGGGAGGCTATTGAGCAGACTATAACCAAAGTTGACCTAAGCAACCCACCAACACCAAAAGAAGATGAAATTAAAGAAAGTGACGCTGACGACAGCGGAGTGGTTGCAAGCGTTGAAAATGCCGACACCCCACAAGAACAAGAAGAAATACAACCGGAAGCCGAAACACAAGAAACTCCGGTATTAGAAGAAATCACTGAGGAAGAAGTTGAAGAAGCAGAAGAGCAAGTTGAAGAAGCTATATTAGAAGCTCAAGCTACGGGAAAACCTCTGCCAGAGAACATTCAAAAGTTGGTTGACTTTATGGATGAGACCGGTGGTGATATAAATGACTACGTTAAACTCAACCAAGATTATAGTAAACTAGATGACACTAGCTTGTTAAGAGAGTTCTACGCACAAACCAAGCCTCATTTAGATCAAGAAGAAATTAGCTTCCTTATGGAAGATCAATTCTCATTCGACGAAGATGTAGACGACGAGAGAGATATAAGAAGAAAAAAATTAGCACTAAAAGAGCAAGTTGCCAGTGCTAAAAGCCACCTAGACGGGCAAAAGTCTAAATACTATGAAGAAATCAAATTAGGATCAAAGCTTCCAGATGAAGCTCAGAAAGCAATGGATTTCTTTAATAGATATAACAAGGAGTCAGAAGTAACTCAAAAAGCAGCTAAGAAAAACACTGATGTTTTTACTCAGAAAACCGAAAAGGTTTTTAACGACAAGTTCAAAGGTTTTGAATACAACGTCGGAGATAAAAAATACAGGTTTAACGTTAATAATGCTAACGAGGTTAAGAACACCCAAAGTGATATAAATAATTTTACCAAAAAGTTTTTGGATAAAAATAATACATTATCAGATGCTAAGGGTTATCATAAATCTCTTTACACAGCTATGAACGCTGACGCTGTTGCAAAGCACTTTTACGACCAAGGTAAAGCCGACGCTATGAAAAATAGTATTGCTAAAGCCAAAAACGTTGATATGAACCCAAGGCAAAACCATGGGACTATAGATGCGGGTGGTGTAAAAGTAAGAGTGTTAGGGCAAGATTCTAACGACTTTAAGTTTAAAATTAAAAATAATAAATAAATTTAAAAAAACAAAATTATGGCTATTACAAATGGCGGAAATTTGAATAGTGTTCCTGCTGCACAGCAACAAGCACTATCATCAAATTACTTAGACCTAAACACTTCAGGTGGTTGGGCACAACAATATTTACCAGATCTTATGGACAAAGAAGCTGAAGTTTTCGGACCAAGAACTATTTCAGGATTTCTTTCACAAGTAGGAGCTGAAGAGTCTATGACTGCTGATCAGGTTATTTGGTCTGAGCAAGGTAGATTACACTTATCATACAAATGTAAGCTAACGGCTGACGATACTTGTTTAATACAGTCAGATATAGACAACAGCAACTATCTTGTTGCTGGTCTTGATGTTGACCACGGTGTTAGAAAAAATGACACTGTTATTGTTTCAAACGCTAATGGTGTTGTTAAAGCGATAGTAGTTTCTATTGCTGATAACGATGCTTTAACTCTAGCAACTTATGATGGTTCAACTATTGCTCAGTTAAATACTAACCAGACAACTACTATATTAGTATATGGTTCTGAGTATTCTAAAGGGGACAATTACGATGGTGCTGAAACAAGAGGTGCAAATGAGCCTGATTTCAAAACTTTCTCTAACAAGCCAATTATCTTAAAAGATTACTACGAAGTATCAGGTTCTGATGTTTCTAAAATTGGATGGGTTGAGGTTGCTGCTGAAGGAGGTGCTACTGGTTACATGTGGTACTTAAAAGCTGAAGCTGATACAAGAGCTCGTTTTACTGATTACTTAGAGATGGCTATGCTTGAAAGCGAAATTGGATCTGATGCTGCTCATAACTACGGTGCTGGTAAAACTACTACAGGAGCTAATGCTGCTGATGCACATATCGGAAACAACGGTAGTGTTGTTGGTACTGAGGGATTATTTGCTGCTATCGAAGATAGAGGTAATTTAACTTCTGGTATTACTGGTGTTAATGCTGCAACTGATTTAGCTGAATTTGATGCTATCTTGGCTGAGTTTGACAAGCAAGGTGCTATTGAAGAAAACATGATGTTTGTAAACAGAGCTACTTCGTTAGCAATGGATGACATGTTAGCTTCTATGAATTCTTACGGAGCTGGTGGTACTTCTTACGGAGTATTTGACAATTCTGAAGATATGGCATTAAACTTAGGTTTCTCTGGTTTCAGAAGAGGTTCTTATGACTTCTACAAGTCTGATTTCAGATACTTGAATGACTTAGCTACAAGAGGTGGTATTAACGCTGCTGCTGGATCTGGCGCTATTAGAGGGGTTATTATCCCTGCTGGAACTTCTTCAGTTTATGACCAACAATTAGGGAAGAACATGAAACGTCCTTTCTTACACGTTCGTTACAGAGCTTCGCAAACTGACGATAGAAAGTTAAAAACTTGGGTTACTGGTTCTGTTGGAGCTGCTACATCTGCTTTAGATGCAATGCAAATCCACATGTTATCAGAAAGATGTCTAGTTACACAAGGTGCTAACAATTTCATGTTAATGAACTAAGCACTATTTATATTTAAGAGGTTGGGGGTAATTCCCCAACCACTTTTATTTTTATTAATTTATATTATATTATATTATGGCTAAAAAAGCTAACACAAAAAAAGTTGAGGTAGAACCTCAAATTGAAACAATGGAAGAAGTGGTTACAGAATTTTTTGAAGAAACTGTAGTTGCGGAACCAAAAGCAAGAGAAAGATTAAAACCCACTAATGAGTGGGAAATTAAAGATAGGATTTACTATCTAAAAGGAAATAAACAACCGTTGTCTAGATCCATTAAAGCCGCGGGTATTTATTATTTCGACAAAGAATTAGGGTACGAAAGAGAGATGAAATACTGTCAAAACCAGAAAACTACATTTGTAGATGAAATGAAAGGTGATCAAAGATTAGAGCACATCATATTTAGATCTGGTAGTTTGTTTGTTCCAAAAGAAAAAACAGTATTACAAAAGTTACTATCTTTATACCACCCAAACAAAGATAACGTTTACTACGAATATAAGCCAGCAGCTATTGCCGCTGATGAAATTGATGTGTTGAACATTCAAGTTGATGCGTTAATAGCAGCTAGAAATATAGATATAGATATGGCTGAAGCTATCATGCGTGTTGAAAGAGGATCTGATGTATCTAACTTGAGTTCTAAGGAGCTTAAAAGAGATTTATTAGTATTTGCTCGTAACAACCCTAAACTCTTCTTAGAGCTAGCGGATGATGAAAATGTAATGCTAAGAAACTTTGGTATTAAAGCTGTTGAAGCTGGCATACTAAGGTTATCCTCTGATCAAAGAAACTTTTTGTGGGGTAGCAACGGAAGAAAGCTAATGGTTATACCATTTGATGAGCATCCTTATACTGCTTTAGCCGCTTGGTTTAAAACTGACGAAGGAATGGAGATTTACTCCAATATTGAAAAAAGATTAAATTAATCTAACTGTAGATGCGGTCGCTCTATGGGGCGATCGTAAACTACAACTAAAAAGAAATTATGGCAATACCGATAGATAGAGTATATCAAAAAGTTTTGGCTTTAGCCAATAAAGAGCAAAGAGGCTACATAACACCTCAGGAGTTTAACTTATTTGCCGACCAAGCACAACAAGATATTTTTAACCAATATTTTTATGATATAGAACGATACTCTAGAGGTCGTGATAATGATATGGACTATGCTGACAAACTGGCAAACCTTGAATCCAAAATTAGTGTATTTGAAGTGTATGACGAAGAGGTGTCGGCTTCGGCGAGTGGTGAGGTAGCATTACAATCGCTTGGTATTTACAAACTAGGTGTGGTTACTGTAAAATACTCTAACAAGCCTAGACCAAAAGAAGCGGAACGCCTTACCGCTAAAGAGCTAAACC